CATCAGCAGTCAGACCTCTAAAGAAGTAATCTTTCAACTGCATCTTAGGATCAAGCAGTTCTTTTCTGTACCACCTAAACCTAGGATCTCTCATTTAAACTCAGATCTCACTCACCTGACCATCTACCTCCCAACCACTGATCTCTGATACTTTTCTACCAAGAACTTCACAAATACCGGCAGGAATCTGGTCCCAGTCAATAGCTTCAGGCCACACTGTGACAGATGCTAGCATAGTAGTCTGTGGGTCTAACTGTGATTGGTTGGCAATAAGAACATCAGTTCGGGTCATTGGCCGAATCACAAAGATATAGCGGTCGATTCTTACTTTGACAAGTGGGAAGTGAGTTTTACTTACAAGTTCAGTAGTCTCTTCTTCAGTTAAGTCTCCCCAGAAGTCAGCTTCCCTAAGAATAGTTGTATAGAGGTCAGGTCCTAGAACATTGCCGTAGATGTCTACTGAAACATATCCTGACGATTCCTGGATAACCTTTACAAGAGATGGTACCATCCCCATTGGGCAACTGTCAATCTCTTCATCAGTCAACTGGGGCCAGAGAATACACTCCTTGAAAATCATCAGATTAATCAGTTCTACACTGCTTTCTTTAGCCTCATTAGTAATAACCTTCCTAATGAAGTCCATCTTCTTTCGAGTCAGTGGGCTGAAAACTACTTCATCTTTACCATCCAAAGATTTCCACTTACACAACTTCCCCTTAGGGTAGGCAAGCTTGAGCTCTGTAATTACCTCTCCAGGTACTTTACCTTTACCATGCATTTATTTTTTACCTCTTACTAACCAAGGTCTCTGAATAATCCGAGAGGCCCAGTAGAACTTGCAGACTGTTTTTGTTTGTGCGCCAAAGTTCCTTTAATTGCAGCACTTTCTAGGACTCTAACATCTCTCGCTTGGAAAGAGTAGGTCTCGACAATAGGTCTGCCACTATCATCTATTGTCTTTGACAACCCTGTTATACTGACACCTGCCAATCTAAAGCCAGTTGCAATGTTATTGGTAGAGATTCCATCCTCATTCTCTTCTACATAACCATCTGCAATGTACTCATTGTCTCTCACATACTGCAAGCGTCTCTTACTATCCAGAGTTGAGCCAAAGATAAGTGTTAGATCAAAGCCTCCAGGACTTGTTTCAAAAAGGCCCTGTCTAGTAGCAATGTCTGCTGAACTGGTGTAGGGTAGGACCACATTCTTTCTCTTGATACTGTCAACTAGGTTTCTAAGGGCATCTCCACTTGCATTCTGCCCTAGGTTAGCCAAGTTCTCTGAAGAATTGGTTACATCAGTCACTAGAGCAGTCTGTTTACCAGTAGGTGTAGTCCCAGGCAGCACAGTAGTACCCTTTGTTTTCAGTAGGTTCAGCAGTGAAAAAAGATAGCCGTGTCTCTTAAAGTTGATATTGATCTCACCAGCAATTATTCTAGTCCCATGATGAAGCCTATTAGCTACATAACTGTGATAGCCATAGTAAGGAACAACTTTCTCTACAATCTGGTAAGTAGTTTGAATGTGCTCATCTAACAGAATATCATTGGCAAAGACTGCTACCTCTAAACCAGACCAGTAAGAAGTGTCAAAGGAGTCTGTGAGCTTCCAACTATCTTTACTATAGGCATTGTATGACTGCTGGGGAATTCTAAGGCTCATTTTAACTCCTAAGGGGCTTGAAGCTTCTCACCCAGGCTCTTTCTATCACTCTGCAAAAGATTACCCTCTTGCATGTACTGGTAGGCTGTACCATAGCCTCCTAGCAGGCTCCTAGCTAGGTTCATGGCTGTAGTGGCCTCCCAGGTGGCAAAAACTCCTGCCACAGAGTTTACCACTCCACTGCCTGAGGAAGAGTCGAAAGCAACACTGGTACCAAATCTGCCACCCCCCATTGGCAGTACAGTACTGTCAGGGATTAGATAGGTTAGTCCCCCTGCAATGAAACTGTAGACTTCTGTAAGGAGAACATCTCTGACACTCACATTGCTGGCAAAGTCAATTATTTGAATCCCGTTCACAGTAATCTGACCCACCGGAAGAGCTTCCTCACTCTCATCTGGTAGAGTCTTCATCAGAAGCAACTGCAAGGTCATTGGGGGAAGTTGATCTGGTGTAAGGTTGGCTAGTGATCCTTTATAACCCCTCCATTCAGAGTAAGCAAAGAGGGCTTCTGCAAAAGCTCCACTACCCATCGAGTCGAAGCCTAAGGTTCCCGCAACAGTCTGGTGGCCTTTAGTAAAGCCCTTAATACCACGACTACTGCCACCCACTACAGGGTAGACATCACGGTGGGAGGAGATTGAGACAAGAGTGAGTGCAGGGAGTTCGACTTGAGGAGATCTTCTTGAAGATGAAAATGGAAGAACAAGAGATGCAGTGACGTCTGTGAAACTAAAACCTTGAGGGTTGTGCTCACGTCCCGCTTTTAGAAGAGGATTCTCTTGTAGAGAAGTGGCAGCCGAACTAACTGCCACTTCAATCTTTTCATTTGTCATTACTCAAATAGAGTACTATTCAGAGATAGACCATGGAGTTGAGCTTGTTCCACTCTCAACTTGTCGCCAGTGGTCAATTCTCAAAGCAGTGAAGCTAAAGCCAACTGCATTGCCTAGGTCGTTGTTGGAGAAGCCGCCAGTCTCTTGTGAAATATTCATTCCTTGAATAGCACAGCGAGCAGCAGCACCAGCCTTATTGACACCAACCAAAGTTAGGTCAAATGGGGGGATCTGGTCTGAGTAACTAATCTTCTGTCGAGCTTTCCTATCAGCAGCCTTCTGGACCATATCATCCAGGTTTCTATTCAACGTAGCTGTTGAGATACCTTGGATGTTCCCACCAGTTGTAGACAGAGCATCAGGAGCTTTAACTACAGCAGCAGAGTTAACCATCTGAGCAGCTAACAAGTTTGTCGTGTTATAGTTATTGTCACTGTATTTAATACCGTGGATAGTAGCAATATCCCCAGCAGAGCCGTACATCTTAGACCAAACATCATACTGAGTGCTTAGTCCAGGAGTGTAGCCAAAGATCTGTGACAACAGAGCGTGTCTGTCATACTGAGACAGAACCATAGAACCAACGATAACACGTTTACCTGTGTTGTAGGCAACAGCATCTCTTCGGCCCATAACATAGTTGCCAACGATTTCTGTTGAAATAGACCAGGTGATACTCTCTAGGTTTCCAATCTTCTTGTTCCCCACGAATGGGGTAAGATCTCCACCTGTAAAAGTGAATCTTTCCTGATTTTCTTCCTTCCAAAGATCGTCAGCAGTATTGTTATTGACTAGAGCAACATCACTGTAGGCGTATCTTGCGAATGGGTTTGTAGCAACTTGTGACATTTTATTTTTTCACCTTTACATGTTAGTCTTCACAGCAACGGTGAAGACGATCTTCTGGAGAGCTCTTGCTGGCCACAGTTCCACATTGACTCTGATTATTCCAAGTGCTTCATCTCTAGCTGATGAGACTACTTCATAATCGTAGCCAACCCCTCTCTTACCCTTCAATGCACCACTCTGAGCATAACCATCTAGAATATTCTGAATGGTTGTCTCCATAGCAGCTCGGGTCTTCTGATCTGTGGGGCTACCATAGTAACCAGTAAAGGCTAGAGCCATTGCAGAGTGGACACTGTTAGCCAAGTGGATTGGCTGGTAAGTGAAGAAGTAGTCTTCTCTGTCTGTAGTAGTAACAGGGGAATAGATTACAGGGCTTCCACCACCATCAAGTGATCGAGTCAATGTTACGAATGCTCCCTTTCCAGAGATATCATTTGTACCATCATAGCCAACTCCTTGAACTAGGAGGTCTGCATATTTGGTTGGAAGCAGGTCAGTGTAAGCCAGCACACCTGGAAGCTTGCTGAATGTAGGCTCCTTCTCTGGAGGATAGGTAGTCAGCATAGCTGCATAAGTACCATGGAAGTTATCAGCATAAGTTCCAATGTCTGGATGGGTGTAGATGACATCACAACCTGCACAGACTGATAGTCGTCTTCCCATGTCAACTACTCCTTCCACAGGATCAGTTCTCTTAAATCCAGCGTAGAGGAAAGCTCCAGCTTTAGTCCAGCGTTTAGCAGCATCATAGAAAGCTGCTGTAGTTGCAAGAAGTGAAGTGTTCACGTAGTTAATCAGAGCAGTTCGATCTCGAATACCGTGAGGTCTAGTTCCCATGACACCATGGCAAGGGTTAATCGTAGTAGAACACTTGTCAAGCCAAACAGCAAAGTCTGTTCCAATTGTTACTGACTGACCATTGGTATCAACAACCTGATCATCAAAATAGACACCTGTCAGTACAGCTATATTGAAGGGGAAACCCATACCTTCAATCATGTCAAAGGTACCTGTGTCTGTAGCAGTCAAGAGGGTAGCATAGCCGGTCTTTGAGCTGAAGTAATCTTCACCTGGAGCACTTGTACCATTAGTACCGCCAGAGACTGTAGCTGTACCACTTACTAGAGTTGTACAAGCTGCTGAGACATAGGCTGTAAAGACACTCTTATCAACGTAGAGAGTAGTGTTCCTTCGATCAGCATTAACTAGGTCTGCAATCTGCCCAATGGAAAGGGTAGAAGCAAAGGTAGTGCTGAATGAGCCTAGCTTGTTGTTAGGCTGAGTCTGCGTCCAAAGCAATGTACCGTTCATTGCAGTGACTGTAACACTCACGCTATTGTAGATCCTACCTGGGTAAATAGATCTTAGGTAAAGCTTGCCATTGAAGCCTGAGACTGCTGCTGCATACGAGCCTGAAGCACGAACAGCATAGATATTAGTGCAGCCCGCATTAATGGCCTGCGAAATGAAAAGAGGCAAAGTTGCACCATTTGGTAGACCATCCTCAGAACTCGTGATCGGGCTTAAGTAGCCACGAGAATATGAGGCAGGGCCAAAGATGGACTCTGCTTGGCTGGCACTTGTGATTGGCATTGGACTGTTAATAGGGCCATCAACAGCAGTACCGATAATCAGTAACCGCTCTGTGGTAGGCCCATTAATAGCCTGCTTAATCTTTGCACCTTGAGTTATATGATATGGCCCTGGAATAGGCATCTTTATATTCTCCTCATTCTAGCAATTTGTTTATGTGAGTTGTGCTCACATAATTGTAAGTCAGATAGAAAGTCGAACCAACTGTTGGAGTGTTACCATAAGTATCATTCCACTCAATGTAAGCTAAATTAGCTGTTGTTCTTCTATCAACTCTTAGATAGTAGTCCACCCCTTCTTCTAGGAAAGTCTCTACTCCATCCGTTATTATAGACACAGCTGGAATAGAAACAACCTTTCTATCAGGATAGATGTCTGTCACATAGAACTCTATTGCGTTTGTAGTGCGAGTAAACTCTTCACTCTCTTGAGTTCTACCATACCTTTCTTCCAACTCAATTGATCTTAGAGTTGGTGCAGAAAGCTCATACTCAACTGGAAGCCTACATTTGAACCTGAGGGTTCTCATAGGAACAACTTCCTGCATTCTCCATTGAAGAGAGGAGTCTGCTACCTGCTCTAGGAACACTAAAGCAAACCTAGGAAGCTCTTCTTGAATAGGCCCCGCAGTTTTCAGAATAGCTCTCTCCAGATCCCATGCAATCTCATCAGCTTGAGCTGAAAGAGGTGCAAAGACATTGTACTCATAAATGACTTCAAACTCCTGAACATAGGCTTCTACTGTATAGCCCTCTGGAGTTTGTCTCAATGTATGAGAGAACTTTTCCCCCATTGCAGAAGCTTTAGTTGGACTGCCTGGATCTCGACGGTAGATTCTCCAACTGATTACAGGGGTAATCACCTCTTTCCTTGGAAAGTCCTCTACAAGCTCTACTTTATACTTTTTCTCGAAGTAAGACTCTAAAAGAGACCAGATCTTCTTCGGAATCTCATACGGACTCAAAGAAGATTGAGTGTCTCCTATATTTTGAGGCTTACGACTCTCATTCATACCTATCAAATAGAGGGCTTGTTTTTAATAGAGAATCTAATGTTTAGAATCTCGTCTGGAAGGTAACCAGCAACCTCTACAAACATTGTACTGTTAGTGACCTGAACATCTACGTAATCTACACTCAGGTAGCTCACTGCTGAAAGAGCAAGTCTAATTCGTTCCCTTAACTCTGGGTGAGCCCCTTCAGCAACATAGGTTCCAATGTAACCTATACAGATTGAGTAGCAGATAGCATGAACCTCTGCAACCTTACTGGAGAAAAGATAGGACCAGTCTGCTGTTGAGGTAGTTCCCTGATAGACAGCCAAGTCATTCTGTATGTACCGAGTGATTGCATTGAAGCCAGCTGCCTTCAAGTCATCCAACTCTTCTTTTTCTAATAGAGGAGAGTAGGACCAACCATCTACTTTCAGATTTGTAAGATTGTAACCACCTTTAGAGTCAAAGGCAAGCATCACATTCTCAGCAGCATACCTTGTAGTGTCCCTGTTGTTTATTGAGCAGTTCATGTCACCTAGAACCAGCCCAAGCATGTTTAGTCTCCAGGGAAGGATAGTTCTGTACTGAGTAATAAAGCTTGATGTAGGTGCAGTAAAACCAGTCACAGGTGCTACAAAGAACTTGGGAGCTCTTGTCGGATAATCTAGGTATTCAGAGATTGTTTGAACCTTACCTGAAGTCATAGGGCTCAGCACAAGAACATGAGTTGAGTCTCCTGGAAAGTCTACTGTTTCTAGACATTCTGTAAAGTCAGAATCAGAGAAGGAACCGTCAGTGCCACCTGATAGAGTTACTGCAAAGGAAGTTAAAGCAGACCCAGCAACTGTCAAGTAGAGAGGCAATACTCCAAGCTCTCTTAACCTATCTATTCTCTTACCTATAATAGAAGCATCCCCTGTAATAGTAGTAGCCTCTAAGTACGGTTCCAGTCCAGAGACTACTATAGAAGTTCCATTGCAGGTAAGGCTAAGCTTATTGTACTTTGCCCCAGGGTACATAGCTTGGAAAGTCCAACCAGCCACTTCATAGGAGGCATACGTGCCACCAACCCTCATCACATAAGGGAAACTGTTGGTCTGTTCAATGTAATGTTTTGCAGCAACCAATAGGTCTTGCTGACCCAAGTAGGGGGGATATTCTAAGTCAATGACTGCACTAGCTGAGCCACCTACAGAACCAAAAGTGAGGATATTCCCTGATACAGTGGGTTTATAAAGCTTGTTTGCCTTACCATTCAGTGAGTTAGCTGGTCCATTCCATGGATTGTAGCCTAAAGTAAGACTGGTAGCTGTTTGACTTACATTAAACCTTTCTTTATAAAAGCCTCCGAACAGCTTGTTTAACTGATTCAGGCTCTCAACTTTTACAACGGTGTTCTTAGGACCATCAGTTGCTAAGCCTACCAGTACGAGTTTTGTTGCCATGCCGTATTAAGTACCTCGATGTCCTGTAGATAAGGAAGCTCAGCCTCTACCTTTGCTTTGTCAATCTCATAAACCTCACATCCACAGTTAAACCAACTGATCTCCCTCTCAAAATGATCATTGATCTGTTTCAACATGTAGATATTGTTAATTCTAAGAGGCTTAGGTTTAGTAGCTTTAGGAAGCTCTGAAACAGGTAGATTCCATTCTGCAGTAATGATGAAGTCGTCAAACTTAGGGTAGACAGTTCTAGGAAAGTCTACAGTTACAGAAAACCTTGCCAAGAGACCTGGCACATCCATCACTGTCCCTTCTCTACCCAATGCTCCTTTTCCGAGTGAGACTTTACAGGGAACTAATTGAAAGGAAGTTTTAAACCCTGTCCCCCAACAGAAAGGACAGTGCTCTCTAAAGAAGGTAGTTCCCTCCGTGCTTGGTAATTTGTGAGTTGGGCAGTCAAACCTTAAGTCTCTCCTTACATAAATAGCCCATTGAGGGATTTCACCTATGAACTTCTCAACATGGGTACCAATTGCCTGACTATTAGCTTTCCAACCTCCAGCAGCCAGACTCCATGGATTAGAAGGGGGCATTATGACCTCCAACAGCATCTCCTAGAGATGGGTCCCACAGATGCTGTAAATCACTCCAACCAGAGTTCTTAGTCACACCCATTGAGACACTGCTTGGGGTAAGGTAGTTCTCATATTGGACCATCTCTTCTTTAGCCTGCTTCTGAGCCTCTTGAATTGCAGCTAAGAAATCCTTAGTCAGTGCCTCTGAGTAGTCCCCTAGAGTCCTACTCCTACCCACATTCCTTAGCTCTTCAATAAGAATTGCACCAGTGAGTTTGTAGACTGTAGCAGCTTCTACCCACTTCAAAGCACCAAAGGAGTGAAGGTTGGGAGTGTCTCTAACTACACTCTCTTTCAGGGTGTCATAGGCATAGACAAGTCCTTGGATTAACTGAGCATAACCGTAGACCCTAGCCTTTGCCTCAAGAGATGCCAAGTAGATATAATAGTTGATCAGATCATCTGGTACCTGCTGTTCAGAGGCCATTAACCTTGCTCTAATAGTCCTCAGTCCTACATAGTAAGGGTTGTATTTACCAGACCAATAGTAGTTGTAATCTTCTCCCAAAGTTAACCCAAGAGTATTCTCCATGGTAGAATTAACTCTCAACTCATATCGAGTGTTTTCTGCAATACTCTCACCAAAGGTAAAGGTTAAAGCAGTGCCATTCAAAGTCCAGGAACCAGTTACAGTAGTTTCATCATAAGCAGTAGAACTGTCATTCCTAGGAACTTGATTAAGCTTGACTACTTCCAGTGAAGTTGAGTAGTTTGATGCAGGGGTTGATGTGAAGTAAAGAGTCACATTAGGCATTGTAGACTGATGAGTCAGTCCATTCTTAAAACTAGTGCTCTTTACCCCAAAAGAGTCAGAGTCCTCCCAGGCTATTTTACTCGTACTATGGGCTACAGCTGAGTCCCCAAAATAGAAAGATGAAATAGGTGACCAAGGGCCAATTGAAGTCCCAGGATCAGCATAAGTCCTAACTCTCCAGTAATAGGTTGTTGCTGAATTAAAGACACCGGCAGGGGTAATTGCAGTTCCAGTTGTAGTAGCTGTGTAATCTACACTCTGGAAGGTAGGGAGGTCATCAAGTTGGACCTCATAAGCCATTGCTGAAACTGTAAAGGCTGATGCTTCCCAGGTAAGTGATGGGAAGACTGATTGGATTGAGACATCAGGAGGGTTAGTTAGAACAACATAAGGAAGGGCTGTCTGAGCTAGACTGAAGGTCCAAGAGTATTCATTCTTACTTTTCCTACCTGCACTTCCTAGAACCAAAGCTTTCAGGAAGACTCTGTAAGTAGTACCAACCTGTAGATCGGTAGCTACCTGTAAGACCAGTCTTCGGTTAACAGCCTGGTATTCTACGTAATCAGTAGAATAAGAAGTCTTTGTAACCTCATCTATAATCGTAAGGAGCTGGTTCCTAGTAGAGGCATTCTGAAACTGGGTTAATTCAATATCCTCAGACCAATCCAGAATTATCTGTGGCCTAAGCTCCGTGACATTGGAATCATTTACAGTAGGATAGCGGTAAGTTACCTCAGGATAAGCAGCCATTTTACACCTTACTCAAAAATAGAGGGGGCCAACATTGGCCCCCTCACTAAGTGATCGTAGAACTGCTTAGGCAGTAATTGTACGAACAGAATACAGTGGCTCTTCGTTTCGAACGACACGAAGGTTCTTAGCAGAAACCATACCCTTACCACCATCGTAGGCTGCAACACCAACGTACTGGCGGATCTTGAGCATCTTGGCATCTCGGTACCACTCGTCCATGTTCTCAATTTCCTTTCCGCCACGAGTTGCAAGTAGAAGTGAATTCTCCTTGTCAATCAAGTAGACGTCAGTGTTTAGAGCTGAGGCTAGAGCTGAACCAGTATAGGTCAGAACATCCTTCTCAGAATAAGGTAGAGCGTAGTAAGGTACGTACTGAATGCCAGCAAACGGGAAGTTTAGCTGCTGATCGAACTGTGGCTCTCGTGACCAGATACCAGCACCAAGCTGACCGCCATTATAGAACTGGGCTCTCATTAGAGGATCAGTTGCAAAGATTGGCCAAGCAAGAGGATGTGCCAGGAAGTGGGTAGCATTGTATCGGTTGCCCAATAGAACGCCAGCCAACTTAACTAGGTCATGGTAGCTGAAGGTAGCATTCCACATAGCAGAAGTACCTGTAACAGACTGACCAGTCGTTCGGTAGGTGGAAGCAACTGAAGAGTTGATGTCATTGTCAAATACGCACTGGGAGTAGTTGACAAGTGATTGATACATCTTGCTCTCAATCTTAAGATCAACAGCATTGGTCATCATCTTCATGTAAAGATTGAGGATGGGCCAAATTGACTGTCGAATAACTTCATCGGTAACTGAGGTTGAAAGACCGACCTTTCCTAGCCTCATTGAAGTTAAGTGACCTTGGTAGCTGAGTTCCTGCTTTGGATATTCCCCACCTTCAGCAATATCTGAAGCTGTGAGTCCACCAAGAGTTGGGAATTCAATGCTTAGAGGTGTGTCTGGGCCAAGATTAATCTTATTGCTCAACTGTGTAAGCACGAGCTGAGGCATCTTAGGCTCTTGGAGAACCTCTGAAATAACACGTTTGAAGACGATTGAGACGTCAGCAGTAGACAGAGCTTCTCGAATGTCTACCTGTGGGACCTCGAAATCCTCACCCGCAAAGTTCTTACCTGAGAGCTGAGCTAGCATGAACTCTTGTACAGTGTTCAGCCGCTTAACTAGCTCTTCCTTACTAACTGCATCGTCTCCCTCAAGAGACAGTCCATTGTACTCAGCAAATGCCTTCAAATCGGGACCGAGGGTTTTATCGAGGGCCTTCTCTCTTAAATTGAAGATTGTATTAGCCATTTTCTTATTCATTCCTTTAGTTAGACATCTTGGGATGGGGTGGTTGGTCCCACCCCTTCCGCCTTACTATTTTACTAGAACCCTCAATGCACCTGTACATCCAGAGATGTTCAAGTGAGCAGGTGTTCCTGGAGCCGAGTTGGAGTTACCATCAGTAAGGTTCCAGACACCAGCACCCCAGAGAACAGCTCCTTCCCGTGGATCTGTAATGTAAGAGTAGCTGGCTCGAATACCAACTGCTCCGCCACCTAGAGAGGCATTATCCACTGAGATGTTAGCACCAAGTTCAATCAAACCTGTTCGCCAGTTGACATTGTGGTACATTCCAATGAAGTTACCCCGCATGTCTGTAACTGCCTTAGGTAGAGGGAACCATGTTCCAGAGGCATAGGTTGTAGAAGTTCCATCCTTATCAATAAGCACAGCATTGGTGACTTCGATAAGAACAGTGTGATAGACTGAGATTGGGTAGTTGACTAGGCGGTAGGAGACGCCTGCACTGACCGTAGTCGGAGTTTCAGTCGTAACAGTTGTAACTGCATAGCGCTGCATGGCTGGCGGGAAGTTGAAGTAGTCCTTAGGAGTATATTCCATCCACTTCAAGAAGTCATCCCGAGTCATAATGTCAGTCAAAGACTGGATTCGGACTAGTTCACCAGCAATCTGGTCTGCATCTTGACCGTAATCATAGATGAGGGTCAGCATCTTAGCTGAAGCTGGGGTCGTACCCGTAGCTGTAGCATTCCACATGCTGTTGCCAAATGCCCAGGTCACTGTAGCATTGAGCATGATAGCACCAGAAAGGTCAACAGCAGCAACCAGTCGAGGTGTAATACCAGGGTAGGCAGCAGCTGAAACGCCCTGTAGACCTGAAGCAACTGTACCATAGTTAATCTTGCACTGGCGAGCTAGCCACTTAACAGGCTTTCCTCGGTGAAGAGGAGAAACGGCTGTTGGTGAGGAGCTAGTCGTAGAACCCCAGTAACCAGTTACATAGTCACCAGACTTGATTGCACCATGTGCATCATTGACAGCAGTAACGTAAGGAACTTCTGAAAGGAAGCCCCTTCGGAATCGAGTTGTTGCACTCTCTGTCATGAAGCCACCGGCATCCCTCAACGCGCCACCGGGGGTGACTTCAGTTGAAGGAACCTTGTACATCTGGTTGACAGACATGCCAACAGGAGTCAGGTTCTTGCCTTCGTGGAGGGTCAGGACGCTCTTACCAGTATCCGAAGAGGTAATTCGGAAGTTTGTAGCACTGGCTCGGCCACCCACATAACCAATCGAGACGAATCTGCCGGAGGGAATCACTAGAGCTCCAGCCGGGTCGAACGGATCTACACCAAGAGTAGGTAGATACGGGTCAACGATTAGCTCTTCGGGAGGAACCTGACCGACGTTATCTAGAGAAACCTCTACGCGAGGTGTCCAGCGACGAACTGGTACACCGTGCGAACCAAAAAATGTTGAAGTACTCATTTAATCATTTCACCTTGTTTAGTCGGTTTAGTTAACTAGAGGCCTTTTTCCCCTTAATAGGCCCTTTGTGCTTATCCCTCTCGGGTCTTACACACAACATTTCAACCCAACTGCCATCATCAATGTTCTTTGATTGGTTAGCAGGAGGTGTGGGGACCGCTTCCTGCACGGGGTTTGGAATCACAGTAGTCTGCTGCTGAGTTTGCTCCTCTGGAGTAACCTCTTCAGTTGACTCTTCTTCTACTTTATCTAGAGGAAGCCTTTCAAGCAAATCAGCAAGGACTTTGTTTCCACACCAATCATAAAGGCTGGCTGCCTCTGTAAGTTCCTTCTTGGTAATCTTATTTTTCCGAGTAATTGCAACCAATTGCTGCAGATAAACCCTGTCTTCTTTCTCAGAAAACTCGTTGGCTTTAAAATAATCAAAAAGAAACTCTTCTTTAAGGAATAGAGGAGCAATAGCAGCCTCTTTCTCTTCAAATAGAGCCGCACTGGCAAACTCATTTGAGTTAGCTAACTCAGCAAGAGTTTCTACCTGTGCCATGTAGTTAGTCAGCTCCTCTTTCTGTTCGTCAGAGAAGTTGTAACCCTCAGGAATAGCCGTATCTTTCCCTAGGTATACAAACAATGGAAGGTGCTCATCTTTACCCTCTACCACTGCTGGATAGAAGTCTACTAGACCAGTACTCTCTCCCTTAGTTGCTTTGGGGCCAACACCAAACTTGGCTGCTTTCTTCACAACACAAGCTTTAATGGCATCTTTATCCCCTGGGCCTTTGTAGGTATCAATCAGCCTGAGAGCAGCAATTGCATGAGCCCTATCTGCCACTGGAAAACTTCGGTTTGGCCCACAAAAAGCACTTGCAGGGAGTTCATCCCTCTGCTTCTTAGTAAGCTTTGCCTCAATAGAATAAATGGGATCTTCTGCCTCAAGACCGAAGAGCTCACCGAATGTTAATACGGCATTCCCATCCTCATAGAGATTTAATTTCTTCCCAGTTTCCAAATAAGAAGCAATTGCCAGTCGAGCAGCAGCTTCATTCCATTCACCATAGAAAGCAGTTGCCTGATCTTGTAGAGTCTTGAACTCTTCTAGGTCTTCTACCTGTAAGTCTACGGGATTTCCTTTAGCTAGCTCCTGAATCAGTTCTGAGCTATAGTCCTTAGTTTGCTCTGTGACTGTTTCACAAAGCATTTCAGTAAAGAGCTCAGCATTTCCTTCACTCTCAGCAAGTTTAGCTTTGATATCTGGGAGGTCCTGTAGATGCTTTAGGCACTCTTTGATCTTGTCCTTCATTTATTCAGTACCTCGTTAATTGTATTGATAACATTACTCTCATTGACTTTCTTAGCCTGCTCCTGTAGAAAACTCTCTACAAAAGACTGAGCAAAAGCATTGAGAGGTTTTGCAGAACTCTCTGTAACACTCATGTCTGCATCCTTACCCTTCCACCAGTATTCCCTGGGGAGGGAGAAGGAGTCAACCATTTTAAATGAGGAATCTACCTCATACATGTCCCAGAGCTCTGACATCTTTGTAACTAGCTCTCCATTCTTTGCATCATAGAAACAGAACTCTTTGGAGCCGACCTTCTTCTCACCTAAGAGAAGCTTCAGCCCGGAGATTCCAATATCAGGATCTTTCACACCTGCCAAGTCGTCTGAGGGGACATTGACAAATGATGTTTCCATGTTGCAGACAGGGCCCATTCTCCAGTAGGAGAGTGCCCCATCATAGACTTGCCCTCGATTGTATGGGGGGAACTCTTTACCCTCTCTTCGAGCTTTAGCAATGTCTATACCAGTAATGCTTTCGAAAACCTTATCTACCTTGCAGCCAATAGATACTGTATGAAAGGCTCCGCCTAGAACTTTAGGGATAGCATCTGGATCAGAGATAGCTGCCACACAACTAATGTAACCCTCTCCCTCCAAAGTGCCAGGATAGCCTTTTTTAGGGTGGGGAGTCAATGCCTCACCCTTACCTCTTGACTTGTAGCCAGCAACCAGCATCCTACCCATTGGCAAAGAAGCGTCTCCCATAAAGCCCCCCTGTAGGTTATGCTCTAAGATAATTGGCTTGCCATAAGGGGTTACAAAAGAGTGGTAACCAGTAGGAGTGTGCTTACTATCTGAGCCAATCAAACTTTCCTTTGGGTAGTAGGTAAAGTTCTTTGTGAGCCTCTCCGAGTGAATAGCCCTAATCAAAGGGTAGATTGCTTTCACATCCTTTACAGAGATATCAGCAACCTTATTCTCATTGATAGGCTTAGTAGGGTCGAAACCTAAAGTGTTTTCGACCTCTAAATTAAAGTTCTCTTTAATGTGGTAAAAACCACCTTCAAATAACTCTTCCATTTTCTTCTACACCAGTTTTTGAATAACACCAAAAAGGGTCATTACTATAGCAGAGGTAATAGCAGTAACAACTGATACCAGGACCATTCTTCGGAAGCCTGTAGCATCAGCTCGACATTTTGACTCTTTTTCCACAAAATCTTCTATCTTGACTAATCTGCTGTCCAGCTTACGCATTGTTTCCTGCAAGGCCTCTCTGCCATTGCCTTCTACAACAACTTTATAAAGCTTATCTACTCTGCCAATTAGAGACTTAATGGTCTCTACTTCACCAAGAGTGCTAAACTTCTCCCGTAGCTCTTTAATTTCTGCTTGTAGGTCTTTTATTGATTCGACGCTAGACTCAAAGGCTTTGTTAATGACAGTTAAGTAGGCTTGGGTATCTTGTTGTTGCATAGGAGGATTCCTCACTTTACTATATTAAGTAGAGGGGGATTTATCTTCCTTGTAACCTAAAAGCCTGTCAATCAAATCTTCGATTTTCTTAATAGCCTCTTTCAAATCCTCGGGAGGAATAGCTAGTTCAAAATTAATAGGTTTCTCTCTAATTTCTTGGATTAAAGTCTCGACAATCATAGGTTAGTCTCCAGCAGGTATTGGACAAACTTGAGTAGAACTTCTTGGTCTCCAATCAGACCTTCGATCTTCTCAAGCTGGGGATAGATTACACTTCTGTCTAAACCAAAATCCCTTTCAAGGAGGAGGACAAAGTCATCTAGCTCTTCCTTGCTTTTAGGGAGGACCTTTTTCACTGAGTCATCCATTGAATTAGCCTTCATTTGGAGGCCAACTACTGCCAACTCAGCATCTCCTTTAGCTTTAGCCTTAGCTTTTTCAAGAGGTATCTGCACCTGATTAACAAAGAGCTCACTCTTTTTAGGAGGTTCAATTCTACCCATCATCTCCCTAGATTCCATAAGAGTGATAACATTCTTGGCATACAGGTCTGCTGCATGGGAGCCCATTTTAATAAGCCTGGACTTGTCTACTTCATCGAAGACTAGTTTTACAACATCATCATCTTCATTGTAAGGATCAAAACCACCCTCCCAAAGAAGCTCATTCAGTAAGAAGGTTTCTAACTCCCGAGCAATTTCCTGCTGACAGAACCTGACCTTTGATAAGAGCAAATCATTAGCTGCCTCAGCAGTACCTAGAGTAGCTGTGTCAAAGCCCATGATGTAGGGAGAAGTGCCTAAGCCGCTAAAAGCCCTGCTAGAGAAGTACTTGAGGTACTCTCCTAACCTCAATGCTTGACTCTCAGACCCAATAGCCTTAATCTCATGGGCACCGCTGGTAACAATAACTCCCTCAGGAGACATGGACTTGTAGAGCGAAGCTGCTCTGTTGATTTCTTGCTGGATACCTGCCAGAGGTGAAGCCGTCTGGGAGACCTTGTGGTGAATAATTGGAGTAGAATACTTCTTAATCAGGATGGCTACACACTGCTCCATTGCCCTAAGCAGTGAGACATCTTCTAGTGCTGGGAAAGTAAGGCCTACCCCGTAAGAAGAGTCTGCACCCTTCTTGTAGGCTATGTGTACTATGTCCACCCCAGGCAAAAGAACCTTGCCATCAACCTGTTGGACAACATTGTCAAATCTAATGGCGGCTTTAGTAGCGTCTAGTTTAACAGCACCGTCAGAGACAAGTTTATACAGCTGCTCTGCACTTTTTGATTGAATTCCCCAACCCAGACTTCTACCAGTCGTTTTCTCAATAACTGGGGCAAGCCTCTCAGCAGAAATAAGAAAAATTCCTGAAAGGGTGTAGGGCTTAAGCTCATAGACTGGTCTCCTCCCTGCTACAGGACCTCCACCCCTTTGTTTAATAAAGAAAGCATTGCCAGTCTTGAAATACTCGTGTACAAGCCTAGAAAGCCAGGTCTTCCACGATTCCCCTGTAGACAGAGAGAAAGCATTAAGTCTCTTTGTTATATAGGAGACTTGCCTCTCCTTACCCTCCAAATGAAAGTCAAGGAAGAGTTCTGTGTACTTATCTACAGACTGCCGAACTAAGCCATCTACCAGGTAAGCATTGATGGACTTAGTAATAGCCTCTGACAGCTTACGGTCTCTTTGGTCTGAAGGGGTGTTAAATGAACCAAAACGAAAGTTTGGTTCAAGAGGGTTTTCAGCACGGATGACAGGCTTTTCCACAGAATACTCTGTGGGTGGGTTTAAGTTTACCGAAAAACCTGTAGTTTGTGCGTGAGAAAGCATTAATTAGTACTCCATTTCAATAGAGGAAGCTACTTTGAATGTTATTGAGTTTTCTGATTCAATTGAGTTACAGCCCCTACACCGTAAGTGCTCTCCATCAATTTAGTCAACTCTTCTAAATACTCACCAGTAGTTATTCCTTCAAGATTCTGTAGAGACCTCAGGTAGGAGATCATGTTTCCCAACAAATCTCTAAGCTGTTTTATCTTAGAGGCATTCTGGGAGATTTCTATCTGTTTTCTCCTCTGCTCTTCAAACTTTAGAAGTCTCCCTTCTGTACGAACCATGTGGTCCTCAATAGCCCTTGTGTTATCTAATAAAACACTGCCAATCAGAGAGTTAAATTGTGCTACTTCAGGAAACATAGTATCAGAGTCTAGTAAACCCAAGACATCACCAAAATCTCTCTCCAGTGAGTCTGTAAAGGAGAAGACTCTCTCCTGAACACCTTCTGCCAATGCATAGGCCTGCGCTGCCATCATCTGGTGAACCATGTTAGAGAGTTCACCACTGAAGAGGTCTCTCAGAATATTCCCTAGCTCCTCCCACTTTGTAGATTGGAGAATCAGTCCCCATTCTACAAGCATCTTCAGACTCTGAAGCAGCTTAATAACCTTGTAGAGTTCTTGTTTAGCCTGAGCAAACCCTACAGAGTAGAGTTGAGTGAGAATCCTGGAACTCAAGGCATAAGTTAGAGTAAGACCAATTTGAGCAAACTTGTTGTTCTTGACCCTGTTTACCTGCTCCTTCATTACATTGAGCTGCTGATTAGTCTTATCTAAATTGTATTGGCCTAAACTAGTGTCGTCTACATAATCATACAACTCGGTTGGGTCTGTAATTCTTTTCCAGTAATTTTCCAAAGAGTACTTTAACTGCTCTGTTTCCATTCCAATGTGAGCCAAGTCGTTTAAGAAGCTAGCCCTTGGATCTTTAGAGTTAAGTAGAATCTCCTTCTCAGCAGCCTTTATTTCATCTATCAAAGAATCAGGTAAAGGTTTCTCAGGTGCTAGGAAGACTTCACTTGGGTCCCAAAGAGTTCTCTTAACCAGCTCATTGTAGCTAACAATCCTTGGATCATCCAGATTAGCAGCCACTATCTCAGCAATAGTCTCCTTGGCGAGAGTAGCTACTTCTTCAGCTAGGTTAATAGTATCAGCTAATTGAGTGCTTCTATTTGTCTCGGTTACAGTTCGCTCTACCCCTATCACAGCAGGGTTGTCCAAAGTACCAGCAGTACCCACCCCCATTCCAGGGTCTACCACTTTATTAATTACTTTCTTCCTAACCCATTGATCAAAAGGCATTTCGTCCACCCAATCCTAGATCAAAGTCAGATCTAAAAACTCCAGGGCCCTCAGGCAACTGTCTATTGTAGCTGCTAATATTCATAAGAAGCTGGTCCTCACTAGCTGCATGAGGGGTATTTAGCTCTTCAGTAGTTAGTTGAACACCTGAAGTCTCATTACTGTTAAACCAGTCAGCCAACTCATTCTCAAAGTACATGAAGATAGCATACATACAAAGAGAGCAGCAGTCTATAATGTGTTCCCTGAAGGAATGGAACTTAATAGTGTTCTCAGTCACCTTCTTAATCTTGTAAGTCAGAAACTGGTTTCTAGTCTCCTCATCACTTGAGGGGAAGAAGAAGCGTCTAGCTTGTAGCTTCTTATCTAGAAGCTTTACTAGGAAGGGTTTAATCAGTTTCCTTTCAGTTTCACCAGTCTGTGGATTGGGAAGTTCAATCTTTGTATTAAAGGCAAGACTTAGAATCCTATCTTGCATTCCCATCCCTTGTTTTTCAGCCTCAATAACTAAAGTCTCCCACTGCATACTGCCATGACCAGCATCACAGACTACAAATTGAGGCGTGTAAATACTAATTAGCTCCAGAATCCTAGCAACAGCATTCGTGTAGGTAAACTTCCCACTCTCAATCTCTTCCCTGTAAATGATAGTGAAGTTTCCAGTCTCATGCTCGTACTGAGTAACCACAATGTTAGAGCCAGCCTGGACCTTATCCCAGTCCACACCAATGACTCTAAAGCTACCTTCCCTTATGTTCTCTTCACCATACTCCCAGTCATAGGCAGCAGCTAAGTCTACATCGGGCTTTCTGAAGACAGACTCATCTGTTTCACCAACTTCTAACAGCCATTCTGTGTACCAGATTTCAGGGGTAGTAGATAGCCTAGTTTCCTCCAGCTTTTCAGGGGTGTAATCTGGGTTCTCTGTTACAGGGACAAAGATGACCTTATTGAATGGGTCTTCGCCAAGTTTCTTAACCCTATCAAAGAATTTCCCCATTGGTTTCTTGATAGTGCCTGCTACATAAGACTTAACATTTCTGTACAAGCCTCCTTGCATAATAGGCTCTATAACTTCCCAGTCCTCAGTGGTAAGTTCCTGAGCCTCATCAACAAAGACAATATCAGCTGTACCACCTCTTTTACCACCCTTCAACTTCTCATTCTGAGCCACTCCCATAATGTGCCCAAAGATCTTAGACCCAGTGGTAAAGGATCTCATCTGAGGAGTCCTAGAGTTACCAGCCTTAGCTTGTAAGTAGCCTAATAATTCATTGCTGAAAATCCAGTCATCTATCTTGCGGAAGACTTCACCTACTTGGAAGGCGGATGATGCATAGATGTAGATAGTCTTCCCCTCATGACAGCAAGCCCACCAGAGGGCTAACAGACTGAAAATGAAGGAGTTGTGGACAATGAGGTTGTTTGCAACGAAGTTGTGGTCTTCATGCTCAACACAGAGGTCATAAACTCTCTGCATTCCAATCTTTCTAATCTCAATGACAATCTCCCATCTCCTAGGAGACTTTGCATCATACAGGGGGCTTTCTATCTGTAGTGCCCTAAGCAGTAAAGCTATTTCCAGAGAGTCTCTAATAGAGAGATTGCCATCCTCATCTACTACACTGGAAACTCCATATTTCTGAAGTAAGAACTGAAGCTGTTTTGCAATATTCAGACTCCAGAGCATGAAGACAGCTAACTGTTGGTTGTGGTAGAGCCCACCCTTTGTCTGCCAGAGTTCGAGTAGGAAATTAGACAGTGCTCCCTTATCAAGTGAATAGACTTCATCTGGGATACTGTTAATGAAGAAAGTAGTGTCTTTGTAAAACTCCAACTGGTCAGCAGTGGCAGTGTTCTCCCCAAAGAAGCCAATCTCTGTTGGACCAAGAATCCTATCACCAACTTTTAACTCCTTGGCTTGAATCCAACCCTTAGACCTGCTAAAGACAAGGTGATCCTCGCTTAAACCTATGCTAGAACCATTGCCTAAATGAACCCTAAGACAGCGTTTTTCACCACTGTCTACCCATTGACATGGAGTCTTAACCAGTTTATTCTGAGCAAAGTCAAAGCAGAGAGTGTTCTTGACTCCTTCTGCCCTTGAAATAGGAACAGGAACTAAGGTGTCTGCATCTATTACAGCAGAGTCCCCCACCAAACATTTTCCAGCACGTCTGTGCACACAGAGGTAAGTAGTCTTCTTTTTACTGTTCAGTAAAAGTTTCTGGGCAAAGTTAGCTTTAAAGGGTTTCCTGTCTACAGGGTCCACTAACAAGGTTTCAGCCCAAGTTAACGGATGTTGAGAAATCTTTATCAAGTTTTCTCTAGCCTGAGGGGGAATTTCATTAAGATCCATAATAAAAGTAATAGAGGCTAGCGTGAAGTATAGCGACTTGCAAAGAAGGCCGCTTCAGAGCCGAGAGAGGTGTAACCACCAGCTACTCTCTGCTTAGCGTACTGCAAACTCGCATAAGCTTGATCCATACTTACAGAAGAATGTGAGAATGGGACAGCAAGAGAAGTCCTACTCTCTTGCATACTCCTGTAAGAGTGTGCTAACCCTTTCATTGCATGGGGAATACCCATGCCTACCTGTAGAGCAGCCTGGTAGAAGACCATTCTACCACTGCCCATTCCAGCTGTTAAGAAGAATAAACCAGCCTGTGCTCCAAGTTCCTTCGTCTTTTCACTAGGGTCCTTGTGAGAGAAGAGAACCGGAGCCATGAAAAGCCCTTGAAAAGCAACGTTCTTCAGGTGGTATTGCTCAAGAGAGTGTGCAGCCTTACCAGTAAGACTAAAGGCACCTCCTAAGGCTTTTAACAGCTTGTCTATTACCATTAAATTCGGACTCTAGTGCTTAAACTCTTTAAGTAGTTCCCAATAGAACTTCCAGCTCTTGCAGCAAGCCTAAGGTGGTTTCTAATACTACCCCCACCTAAAGCATAGTGGTAGGCTCCATAGCCAGCCACCCCAGCAACCATTCCAGCAGCCAAACCACCTGAGTAATCTCTGTTCTGGACCCTGTTAATTGCTGTTCTAGCCCCTGAGAAAGCAGTAATGCCTAACCCACCAATAGCAGCAACTCTAGCAGTCTTCATCAGAGGACTCCCAGCCCCCCAAGAAGTCCAGTTGAAGTGCTGGTTGGCAGAGGCTCTCCAGAACTTCTGGAAGCCAGCAGCAGCTCTTGGCCCCGTAGTGTTTGTAGGTGGAGCCCAACGAACTGGAAGGTAGGTCCCATTTCCATACTTCCAATTCGGCCCTGTATTGATGTTGTTTACTGGTCCCATTTATAACCCACTGTTCCTTCCCAGGACACTCCTGGCATAGCTTGCATCTGCTCCCATGTCATTAGCATGTCTAATATTGGAGCCATCATAGTAAGCAGTCACCGGCCCAGAAGCTGAGCCTAGAAACTCACCCATAGCCCCCAAAGTACCTTTGGCAATGCCAAAGGCACCTAACAATCCAGCCAACCTAGGAGCAACTCTAGTGTTTAGTGCATACCTTCGAACATCAGTCCTAGCATAAGGCCCTTTTAAGTGAGGGAACCAGACATCTAAAGCATTTGTCCCCTTCCCAAAGACCTTTCCTCCAGGCCCAATTCCTCCTATGAGAGCAGCCCTAGCAATCCTCTCAGCACCAATTCCCCCAAACCTAGCACTATCATAAGTAGTCTTAGCTACTCCCCCACCAAGTCTAACAAGTCCTTGCCATCCTCCAGCAGCTCTGTAACCTAAAGCTAAGCCTCCGTAGAGGAGTACATCATCTGCAAGAGACAGTATTCCTAGACCTGCCCCTGCCACTGATGCTGGAATGGCAGCTAGTCCACCGGCAACTAGACCTACTCCCAATAAACCTTTAGTGAGAGGTCTTGCCCACCCTCTCCAAGCAGCTTCAGAGAACTCACCTGCTGCAGCCATCTTCCTGCCATAAGCAGTTGGATTGTCCTGAATCAGGTTACTCACTACGTCTCTGAAAGCACTAGTCAACAGACTCCTCCTCTTCCACCAGTTCTATAGTAGGGTTAAGCTTCGTAGTCAGCAGGTTCTTAATAAGATCACCACCCTTGCCAATAGAAGCAGCATAGTTAAGTCTCTCCTTTCTGTTAGCCATTAACTGAGTCTGGAGAACAGAAATCTGTTTCTGCAGTCTCTCCATCTCTTTCAGCAGTGGGTGGGAAGTTAACTTTAAGTAGGCTTGACCACTTCTCTGGTCAATAGCTGAGACTTCTCTTAACTCAATGCCATCTAGAGCTATAGCCCAGTCTATCCTTCTCTGAATAACCATGAGTCTAACTAGGCTGGCTACGTTAATTAAGTCTACAGTGTTCTCAGGTCCAACCTCTAGGTCCTGAATAAGAGTGGAGAACAACTCTGCTGCATAGAGCTTGTCTGCTCTACAGTCTGTCCCCATCAAACCAGCCTCTTCCTGAGGTCTTGCTTTCCTCAACAAAGGACACTTAGCTGCGTAAGGGCAGTCTCTAACCTCACACCTGAGTGGAATGTCTTGAATAATGGGGATCTTGCTCAAGACTCTTTTATCAGTAATTGCAACTGGGTCCCACTTAGAGCCAAAAAGCAGGTATTGCATTACAGTGCCTAAAGCATCATCAAACTCTTCATCTGTAGCAGGTGCAGCAATGTTAAAGGAGTAATAGTTCTGAGTAATCTCCTTTCTATCTGCTTTTACAAGCTCCCTACCGTTGTCTGAGTCTTTTTCCATAAGTCTTGTTAAAAAGGGCTAGGCTGTAGACTTTATCTGCTAAACAAATCACCTTCACAGGCTGCTCTTGGCTCGTAAACTTGTGTGCAAGAACGAAGTGGTACTTATCCTTAGGCCCATAATTGTTCTCCCATTCCCTCTTAGAAACATTCCGTAGAGAACACTCCCTTAGGTACTGGATAGACATACACTTAGAGGTGAGAACATTCTCTTCTACATTGATTTCTTCAGCCATTTCTGGGTCTGCAAGCAGTGAAAAGAAGAACTCATCTTCTAAAGCCATCAGCCGGATAATGTAGTCTAACCGAACTTTCTCCCCTAATTCTCCTTGGGCAGGTACTATCAAATTGAAGGTGCGTATTTTGTTTAAAAGTCTGTAATCAGAGACAGGTATTTTTAAGTCTACCCCATTCATAATGCTTTTTTCTAGTCCCTACAGCAAGTAGAGGACTCTATTTAATTGTAGATGCCTAGCTTCTCGTGGATGAATCTGCTTGAGGGAGAACTCAGGAGAAATAACCTTGGTGGGGCCTTAGACCAGATTAGAAGTGGCTATGGTTCGATCAACTACACCAAGAGAGTCCCTATAAGGGAACCAGGTTCCAGTACAACCAACTTCATCGACTTTAACTTCCCAATTGAATTCCTTGTCAACAGAGACCACAAGGGGCACAAGGAAATCCGTTTCGTTGGGAACATTGATCAACTGGTAACCAAGTTAGGCAACAACGCCACAGACAACTTCTACTACCTTAAATCCCACAGAGAGCTGCAACTTCAACTGGCAAAGGGAATGCTTGAGCCAATCTCACTAACAGTGTCGGACTTAAAAGAACTGACTGACACTGTAGCCAACCGTGTTTTAAAGACCAGAGGCTCAGGCAGCTCCATCAGCTCTAGAAGACTGTTAGTCAAAGCTGTAGCTGATGTCACCATTCCCATTGATGAAGGCAGTTACGAGAGTTTCCAGGGTGCAAACATCTTAAGACCCAGAAGCAAGAGACGTTTGTATTACGCCCTAGTAAACAAGGGAGGAGACACCTTTGAACTCCATGTAAACCCCTTAGTAGGTCACTTTGACAACTTCGACTTTGACGGTGACGCCTTCGAACTCATAGAATTCCTAGAAACTGGCAAGAACCAGGAGAGAATTCGTTCTTTCGGGGTAGGCATCAAATACCCAACCCTCATTCAAGGAATGGAGTTAGTAGCTGCTGAGGAGGCAGGCTGGAAGCCTAACCAGTTAATGCAAGGGCTTGGCAGGCAGAAACTAGGTGCAAAGGAGTGGACTGCTGGTGCAAAGAAGGGTTTCAAGGTCAGAACCAGGGAGTCAGAACTCCAATCAGCAGCTTATGACAGAGAATTAGTCGGTACTGTAAACAACATGGTCATGTTGGCTGATCTTTACCTAGCTCAAGACACTCTAAAGGATAAGAACAAGACTATCCCAGTGTTAAAGAGGTACTTTGAGAGGTACGGTTGGCAAGTTGGTGACCTCCCTGTCACAGAAGCAGATCTCCTAACCAATTTTGACAAGATCATGCAGGAACTAAGGTCTTCTCCAGCAGCCTTTGGAACCTTCA